CATTAACTTTTCTTTTTAAACTTGAATGCGTATTTATTACGCATACAATCCTCCCTATGAAAAAGGCGAAAACAAACCTTACGATCGACCCAAAAGTAAAACGCAACGGTGAGCGTCTTGCCAAAAAAAGTGGATTATCCCTTTCGGCATATATCACCACCCTGCTCGTTAAAGAGCTGGCCAAAGAAAATAGACGTTAGCTTTTTGGGGATTTGCCTGCAGTAAGGCGGTAGTGCGGTACCTTGCGGCAGTGGCCTAGAAACTTCTTTCCATTTGCATCAACGTGAGGCAATCGGATCACATAGCTTTTTCTTTCCGCCCTGCCATCCTTAACTAAGTGCGCCAAAAGTTTATTGGCATAATTTGCTGACTTGCCCCACAGCTTTGCGATTTGGTTTTTAGTTAGCCAGCCGTCTGGCACTACTTCCTGCCGATGCCCAGCGACATACTCCGTTAGGACGGTCGCCCAATCTGACTTTATACTGGATACCGCCATACTCCTCCCACTGGCGACAGGACGTTTACGGTGCAACCTTGCCCGCCTTCCACGTATTCGCCCCAAGCGACGCCGTGCTGCCATCTGGTAACGGATCGCATTCTCCTGGCGTAGTGCATGCTGGGAATATCGGCTAGACAACCGATCGACCAACCCACGGGTGCGCCAATACTGCGGCCAGCCGTCCGATCTACCCGGTGCAGATGGCCCATGACGACAGGCTTTCGGAGCATTTCAACGTGGTCGCGTACCGCGCTGGACTCTGAATACATAAAGCCGTGGCCGAATGCCGTGCCTCCTAGAATGCGCCAGCCTTTCTCAATGTCGTAAGGCACGTACTGCGCCTTTAGATCCTTGCACATGTTGTAGATCTCCGACTTGGCCGACGTGCAGCAGTGCGCCACAATCGCACTTGGCGAGTATTGTAGAGCCGTTAGGCGGTGCTCATGGTTTCCCTCAAAGATGTAGCGTGGCGCAAGTTCTCGGACGAAATTAACCCCTGCATCAAAGTCCTCGCGGATGGACGAACTGCGTTCGGGAGAATCTGGATCTTTCCTTGCGCTACTCATTAGCCCGGACAGATCGACGAAATCCCCTAAGTGCAGCGTCATATTTGGTTGCCACCTCCGCTTCATTTCTAAGGCGGCACGGCAGGCAGCCGCATTCGCCAGGTGTCCGTGGCTGCACGATACGGCAAGCCACCGCTTCCACTTGCGAATTACTTTCATTTCTTATCAGCGGCCGACGGGAATCCTTCAAGCACCGCGAGAATCTGACGGCAACTTTCCCGCGATTGAGCCGCCACCACGCTTTCGTCGCTTGCTCCGATCAGCGCAATCTCCGCAATCACGGATAGCTGCATCTTTAGGGTGTGGACGTAAGTGCAGAGATCGAGCACCTCTTCCCAGGCATCTTTCCAAACTGGCCTTCGCCACAACGCCCCACCGTGCTCGTCTTGGCCTTTGCGGTACTTAGCGTCTAGATCCTTGGTTAAATCGCGGAGGATTCCCGCAAGATGCTTTTCGTGTTCGGGCGTCACCGTGAACTCCACGGCCGGTTACTGACTAGGCTTGTGGCCTTGCTTTTTTTGCGGATGTCCTTGGCCTGTACTTGTTCCACAGCGTTGCGTGAGATGTCACGCCACGACTTGAACTTGTTGGATTGCAAGTGACCTGTTTCCCAAGAGATTGCGGCCAGCTCAAAAGTAACGCCCACGTGCTCGCCTAGGCGGAAAGCGGTTTCGTTGTCCCAATCCGCAATCCATAGATCCGCGTTTTTGCCTGACTGCTTTAACGGCACCCAATCAAACGCAAGGCCATAGTTATGATAACTTTCCCCTGGCTTAGCCTTAGTCACGATCTTGCTGCTACCGTCCGTCCTTCCTTTCGCATAAAGCGCAGCCTGCTCCTCCATCGTTCGCCTCCCGCAGTAAATCAGCGGCTCGATCCGGCTTGTGACCATTTCATTCACCCATCCCCTCACCTGCTTTTGAAAGCTGGCGTCTAGTGAATTAATCGCCCGCAAGGTGCGGGAGCTGGCCTCAGAGAGGCTGGTCACTGCCTCGCTCGCTCGCGTTGAGTTTCTGCCAGGCTATCAGAAAGCGCTTTGAGCGATTCCGCAAATAAGTCTCTATAAACTTGTGGGCACGGGGGGTTTGTTCGTTCCGCTTTGTCCCAGGCGTAGATAAAGTAGCTGATCGTGTCTGGGCTTGGCGGCGGGCCGTCCTGCGTTTGCGAGGTTGTCGCACAGGAGCACAGCGCAAGGCTAAGAACTAGGAGGAGGGCGATGCGTCCACCAGGCATTTATGTCTCTCTGTCTTTTGCGGCGTTCTAGTTCGATCGCTTCAAAGTTACGCTGAAGCGGTGATTTGCGTTTTAAAAACCAGAGAACGATCCCGATTATTCCGCCAAGCGCCGTTAAGATTCCGGCGATCATCAGTGGTTATTTTCTTGAAAACTTAGACAAGAAATCGACGATCTTTTGGAGCGTGCGCTCTGGCTCATCGCCAGGGATAAACGTGGCCACAGCAGCAACGGCCGCCAAGAGTGCGGTAACTGCGCCAAGGGCGCCAAGCCAATCGATTTTAAGTAGTTGGGGGATGATTGTTTCCATGCCCCTAGCTGGGTGTCAAAGGCTGAACCGACGCTTAATCAACTCCCAGGTCGTGCTGACTACTGCACCGGATATTAACGCCACTAGCCACAGCTTCGTTTTAATCGTGTGGGCCTCGCGTTCCATGTTGGTTAGACGGCCGTGGTACTCGCCCAGGCTGGCTTGAGAGCGTTCTAGTAAATCTAGGATTACCGACTGGCGGGTTTCTATTCTTGCGATCGATTCTCGGACTAGGCTCAACCGTTCGGAAAGTTCAGCGACTTGGTCGGTGCTCATAGGGTGGCCGTTTCTGCGCCTTCCGCGATCCGTACCCACTCGTTACCCTGGGCGTCAGTCCAGCGAACGATAAAACCTTCAGCCTCTAAAAAGCGCAGGCTGGCAGTGAACTCACGCCAACCGGGCGTGTTGCGATCGTCTGAAGCAGTCATTCATTTTACTCGTACCGAATCGCATCTACTTGTTCATTAGTAGAACAATTTAATACAGTCGCCTTACAAGCCAGATACTTGTTTCTGCATTCATTGATCCAGCCAAGAATCTGTGCCTTCTTTTCACCATCATAGATTCCGTTCGCACAGTTACGCTCGTCTGTCTCAGTTACTTTGGTGCGGATCAGCTTTGTGGTTTCGTCTGCCCAGACTAACTTCCTCTCCTCAATAGCTTCGACAAGCGTTCTAGTGTCCTCGACTTTTACAAGCACTCCGTCTAGATAGTATTCTTGGCGTGGCATAATTTATCCTATAAATATTGCTGTGCTTGAAGCTGGGACGCTTTGACCGCTAAATGATGAGTAGTCCACAGATGTATTTGTATAATCAGTAAGCAAATTTTGTGTATATCCATAAAGAGCTGGCAAGGGAAAAGCAGGCGTTCCGTACTGTGTAGTCGGACTTGTCGGATCAAATCCTCCCATAAACTGTGAAAATATATAATCGTTTGTACCAGAATTTATATTAAACGATCTAATTGTTCCGCTACTATTCAAAGTTGAACCTGTGGCTTTAATTAGTGCAAAGAAAATTCCGCTAGGGGCTTGCCAAGAAGTTCCATAAGAAACTGTTTTAACACCGCTTGTTGCCGCATCAATTCCAGTTGCTAGGCTGTTTGGTATCTGCACGCCAACTCTTACTTGTCCATTTACATTTGCTGGATAATAAAAAGCTAATTGTATTACTGGCGTACCAGTATTTGTCATGGCTGTAACTACTTCAAATTTTGCAGTCGTAATAATTTTTGGAGAACTAATGAAATATGTAGCCCATCCAGTATAATAATTATATAAACCATTAGTTTGATCGCATCTTCCGTGAGCCATAAAAGGTCCGATATAACGATTCGATGGGACGGATGTATTGGTAAAACTAGGGATGGATTTGGTAAGTGCCATCGCCTACTCCTAGCTAACTTGGCAAACCCTGGCCGTGCCGGCCGTGGCGAATACAGCCGAGTGAAGTAGCGATAACTGCCCCGCTGGGCATTCCCAGTAATCTCCAGCCGATAGGCGCACTTGATAAGCGACGGTAGTGCAAGTCGCTCCTGGCGATATGTGCAAATTACCAGCTCCCTCATTAAACACAGTCAGCACTTCCCTGCCATCAACCGCTGAGACGAGCGTGGTAGAGGCTGTGGTACTTGTAAAATTAGTAGCAGAAACAGTTGTGCCTTGAGCTGGAAAGAATGTGACTACGGTATTGGTAATCGTAACGCCATGAGTTACGCAAGAGCCGATGGTCACCGAATTGCCAATCGTGACGGAGGAGATGCTGATGGGTACAGTGCCAGAAATTGACGCGGTGACTGAGCCGATCTGCGCCGTCCCGGCCGCTAAAGCGGGGAGCGAGCTAACCGTAACAGTAGTGGATGTAAGCGAGACGGGTTGTGTGGCTTGAAAGAATGTGCCGCTGACAGGCTGTGTGGCCTGCCAGAACGTGCCAGATACAGGAACTGTCCCGCTGATGCTTGCCGTTACGCTTCCGATTTGTGCTGTGCCTGCCCCGATAGTTACTGAGCCAGATATAGGAAAACTAGAGCCACCTGACGAATTGATGGCCTCGACTTTTAGTCTGTTTGATCCAGGCACCATTTCCAACCCTCGCCACGTACCATCAGATCCAAGCCCATACGCACAAACCACAGTCGATGCTGGGAAGTTTGAGATACTGGCCGTCACCGCCCCGCTAACCGTCACCGCGCTTGCTCTGAGCTGCGTGTCGGTGAGGGCTAAGTTTGAAAATGTTACGGCCTGCGATGATGGAAAATTGCTAATCGTAACGGCCGCACCCACGGTCACGGTCACGTTTTCTAACGCACTTAGGCTGTTGCTATCCAACGCCACGGTGACGGTGTTGGCGACGGTAACGGTGGATGAAAGCGCCCCAGAGATAACGGGTGCGGATAGTGTAACAACGGTGGGCGTTTCGGTAATTTGTAGATAAATGTCGCTCATTTTTGGAAGGGGTTAAGGGATTAAGGGGTTAAGATTTTTTTAGGTTACGGTTATTCTAGGAGATAGTGTCACCACGCCTTCGAGCAAGCGGGTGGCGATGCCAGCGCTAGTTACTTGCACTAGGTCATACTTCGCCCCGCTGGTAGGCACGAGCAGGCTGGCTGCTGATGTGACGGTAAGGCGTAGCTGGCCACCGGCCGCCGACACTACGCTAGTACCAATCTGCGTTACCACCGTGCCCCCTGGCATCTGGCGGATCTGGGCGGTAAACGTCCGACCCGCTAAGCTGATGTAGCCCTGGGTGGCGGTGGTCAAAAACAGATCCCGCGTCCAGTCCGTCCCCTGCTCGATCGTAATGTCGTAGGAGGCGGCCATGGCCTAGACGTCTGGTTCGCGTACTATTTCGCTGGGCACGTTAATGGTGAATGTGTCGGAGCTGAAGGTGCCACGGGTAGTCGTCCACTGAATCTCGCCCAGGAGAGATTGGGCGGAGTTAGATCCGGCCAATAGATTGGCGGCCTGTGCCGTGAGCAGATCGTCATCAGAGGCGGTCACCGTGATGGCGTAGTAGACGTCGCCAGATACTGTGACTGTGCTGACGGTGGCGGCCGACCAGAAGTGGTAGGGCGATGTGTTGTTTGAAGAACGAACGGCCAGCTTAATGTCTGTGGCCTGTGGATTGATCCCGGCGGTGCCGTCGTGAAATAGGATCGCAAAATTGATGGTATCGCTAGGACGGAGCTGGATGGTGCCGTGACGATGTGTCACCTCACGAGTGCCGAGATTGACCTGCAAGTCGGTCAGGTACCAGTAAGAGTTATCCAGCCAAGAAAACATATTACTAGATCCGCCCGATGTCACCGTGACCCCAGCGGTTAAGGTTGTGTAAAGCTGCAATCTTTGAATATCAGAGGTGGGTGTGGCCACTGATTCGAAATTTCTTTTTTCAATTTCAATCGAATAGGTATCTGTCACAGAAATAACAGAGGCAGAAAAGATTGTCTCAGGATAGCGTGTAACGACCGGGGCGTTGACCATATTGGAAGCAATTTCATTACCATTTTTATCCTTGATTGAGACTTTCCATATCTCTGGGATTTCGGTAAGACTAGCCTGTACGCCTGCAACATAAGGAACAAACACGGGTATAGTGTTTGCCGTGCCATAGCTTGTGCATGTTACATAAATACTCGAATTGCTTTTGGAGACTACCCATGTCCCCATCTGCCTAGTGTTGGTTCCAAAAACCGTAGTAACGGAAAACACCTCTGTAGCGCCGTCCAGTATGGTGGCGTTAAAAGCGCAGGGCACATTAGGAACAGCCGCCTCGTTGCCAAAAGCATTCCGACCAGTTGAAATTGATTGACCATTTAAGGCGAGATTTGCGGGAATAGTAAAGTAGTCAGATTGTGCAACAGATGCCCCGCAAGTAGTGGGGCTTGCAGGGAAAAAAAGAGTAGTAAAAAAAGAACTAAAAGTTCCACTACAAACAGTTTCGTATCTTGTTCCCGCTGTTGCGCCAGAGATTAAAAAATAAACGGGTGGCGGTTTTGTAGTTCGGCCATAATTCGTAGACAAAAAAGTCCCGTTTTGATAATCCCCACACGCAAAAATAGCTTCGCAAGTAAAAGGCATAAAATTACTCCACCACCACTTTGATTCCATCGGCGGTGCCGTAAGGCCGCATGGCGTACCCTACCCAACCGCGTGCGTCGCCTTGGGTATCAATGACGTCGAAGTTCGCCAGCCTGCCGCGCAGGATAAAGTTGCGAGAGCTAGGTTTGCCCGTGGTGGCGCTGGCCCAGATGCCGTAGGTCATGTAGTTCGCATCCATCTGGGTGGCGCTGGTGGCTAGGATCTCCACGCCCATGCCGTGTTTCACCGGCTCGCCCGTCACAATCAGTTGCTGTGACAAGATCGGCGTACTGTTCCAGGTGATGTCAGAAATGTTCCCCGTCTGTGTCGCGGGAGAGGCCACGGTGGTGATCGTCCCAACGTCCACGATGCAGTACCACTGAGCGGTAGCGTTTGCGGCCTTGCTCTGGACGTACAGATTCCACTCTAGCTTGGCCTTTGTTCCAGCTCGGAACAGTTTGTCGTTGATCGGAATCTCAAACAGGCTTGCTTCGTACGCCTTGGAATAGAACGTGCGGCCGCCTGTATAGTTGTCGACTTGGTAGACAAGACTGCGTGTGCTTTCAGCGGCGATGTAGGCCGTGCCAGAGGGTAGTCTGGCACCAGGGATAAGACCGATCCGTGGCACGAGGATGTTTAGGCCAGAGGTATAGGCACGCACGATGTCGACTGTGGTGACTGTTGGTAACGCAGTGCTGGGCGCTGTGCCAACGGTGACTGAAAGTGCTTCAAGTAGTTGAGGTGGTTGAGCCGATGGAACTTGTAAAATTGAACTACCAGACCAAGTGCCGAGGCCGTTTGAGAACAACACGGCGTCACGCTGTGAAATTGGAATCTCATAAGGTTGCGTTACGCTGGAGCTAGAGCTGATGCCTGTGGCTGGGAGAATGTCCTCCACCACAGCCAGTCGATTAGAAAGTGAATTTAATTGATCTTGCAGGGATACCACTTGCGCGATCGTGTGGGTGTGCGCTTGGAACGCACTTGTCGGCCCTGCGCTAGAAATCATGACCGCCCAGCCCGGAGAAGTTGTGGCGGATCCTTTGTTGGTGACGATGACCGATTGAGATGTAACTGTCTGGACGCTGTAGGAAACGGTGTTTGCCAAAAGGTAACCACTAGAATAATTCTCGCGAACCGTAAGGTGAATCGCCTCTGTGCCAAGATTATGGGCGATAGTCCACGGCCCAGCGCCGGTGACGACTGCGGTAAACGATTGAATGCCAGTAATAACTTGGTCTGTCGTAAAAGGGATATAGTTGACCGGCTGCGGTGGGTTAAGCCAATTAATCCGCTGGGCGGCCGCTAACCCAGTCCACGCACCGTCGGCCTGCACGGTCATGTTCTGTTGGAACACGGTGACGTACTGGACGTTTGGCGTGGTGACTGTGCCGTAGTTAATCCCGATCTCGCACGTCAGCGGGTGAGTGACTTCAAAGTCGCCACGCAAAGCGGCCAGCATTCCCTGGGTGTTGAGATCTAGATCAAAGGTAATGTCGCCTTGTGGCGAAATGGGCACGGCCACGGTCAGCAGGCTTTGGGTAGCGCCACTCATCGCGCCAGCGAACTCAATGTCGGCGGTGTAGTTTTGCGGGTTTGTAACTAAGAATATCTCCCCTGCCCCAACCGTGACGCAACCTTTTGTCAGCGCTTCCTCAATCTCGGTCGCTCCATCGTCCTTATTCAGCAAGGCAGTGCGAGCTGTTCCGCGATAGATCTGGTAGGTGGTATCAAACGCAGGCGGGATGTAGAGCCGTTGCACTTCATTGACGAATACGCCCGTGGTTGGATCGCTGTAGCCTGTAACAACACGGGTGATTGTTGGAGCGGGCGGAACGATTAGCCCGTATGCGCTAGTATAAGCCAAGGGCGACTGCATCGGTCGCAGCTCTTGGTAGAATATGCTGTTGGCGGAATAGCTAGTCACCCGGACAAAGCTTTCTGGGGTGAGATTGTTTTCGACGATTGTGATGCCGCTAGTCGTCGTCCAGTTGGCCGTCCTGCCGACGATGTAGGATCCTTGATCCTCACTGACAGTCCAGCCAGTAGCAGCCGAGATGCTGTTTAAGATGGCGGCCACGCTGGCGGCCGTAGAGCCTAGCGTGATGGCGCTGGATGTGACCGCATTGACCCGCACTTTAAACGTGCCAGCCGTAGGCGCAACATCCACCGGGCCGTAGCTAAGACGGGCGGAGTAGATGGATGGCGCAGTGACGGTGGTGGTGTTGTTCGACGTTTCCGTCAATCGCACTGCCAGTGTGAAGGTATCTCCCTGCACGACTGTGGGCAGAGTAATTGAACCAGGCTCAATCGTGTAGCTGGCCGTCTTGTTGGAGATGTTGCCGTAAAGAAGTGTGGCCATGGTTACTTTGCGGGAGGCGTGTCAATGCCTGTCTCCTGCTCCCTAAAGCCCTTAAAGAAGGCGGGATCAAACTGCACTGCTGCGGCTATGGGATACCACGGCCCTGGCTCAGTCAGTTGCAAAACGCCCAGCTTTCGCAGCTTGCGGTTTTCCTCAATGATCTTTTTCCTACGCTTGGCTGATTTATCTAGGCTCATACTGCGTAAAACTTTCCTCCCAGATTGCGCTGCTGGTAGAAGTCTAGGGCCGCTTGGGCAAAAAAGTTATTTTCGGCTAGGATATAGTCAAAGATTGGCTGGGCTGCCCCGCCAGCAAAAGGGAGAACTAGACTTAAAGGGACAAACTCATCGCGCTTCTCAATTTGTTTAGTGGCATGCACTAGATTGTGGTGACAGTTGTATTTAATAAAGGGCTGCCAAGAGGCGAGGTTGGTAGGATCTAGTAGTGGCAGAACTGGCGACAGCAGATAGACGGTGCTTAAGTGAATGCGATCTAGCGCACTATCAACAAAGCGCTGAAAGAATAGATCTGAGAAGCTGGTTGTTTCAGATGGCGTCGTATACTTGGCCACAGCAGTCACGCTAGGCTCGCGATCTGTGGGTGATACAATTCCAGGGTTAATGCTGACTAGCGTGGTACCGATGGATGCGGGAGATATGGAGATCGAGTTTGTGAGGGAAACGCGAGGCTGATTAAGCACTATATCGCAAGCCAGCAGCAGGCGCTTTGTTTGCGACTTTTCGGCCAATAGGTTTGTGTTGGCGTCGGACACGCCGAGCCTCTTAAAGAAGTCTGGCACTTTTTCAAACACGCCCGTCACGTTGCCACTGCCAGCGTTACCCGATATGGACTCTGGATCGGCGTCAGATCCTATCTTGCGAAACGATAGCTTTACGGCGGCCTGCTCATCCAGATAGACGTCTACGCGATCTGTGCCTTTGGCTACTGGCTTTTTGTTTTTTATGTTTTCGAGGCGGATACGTTCTTTTGCATCTGCGGGTGCATCGGAAAGTTTCATAGTAATTTTCGCGGGGAATCCGTTGACCAGCCCTGGCGATAAAGATGCCCGCCAGTAGGAAAGGTTTGCAACTGGATCGGTGTAATACTGTGCCTGTATCTGCCATGGGTGCGGTCGACTCCCTGCCGCAGTAAAGTCGAACTTTATTGGCAAATAGTGTGCAACCTTATCCAGCAGCTTATGCCATAGCTGGCTTGTGTATTTCACGCTGGCCAGTAGATCACGCGATGCGATCCGTTATGAAGATAGGCACGCACTTGCAGATTGTGGGTGACGAACTGAATAAAGTTATTTTTTCGCAAGTAAGCCAGAGGGATTAGGCCAGAGGTGGTTTTATCTTTTGCGGCGTAATTTGCACTGCCCGTGCGTGGTATTTCATTGGGCTTTTTGCAGACGATCTCGCTGGATTTAAGTGCGAATGTTTCGGTAAATGTAACAAGGGCACACACAAGGATAGGGCGTTCTGCCGGTAGTTTTGCTGGCGGTGCTGGCACGCCGTCTGGATCGACGATGTCTTGCAGTTGGCCTGTGCTTGGCTTGATCTGCGGCAGCCTGCCGTTGATGTAGCCTTCGCTGATGCTGAAAAACTTTGTCCCGTTGAATCGCACTTGCAGTGGGGTAGAGATTGTTGGCGGCCGATCCACCATAGAAACTAGAGAGCCGTTCGGAGTTGAGTTAATTAGAACGCGATCGTCTACGGAAACGAGGCGCTGGCTATCTATCCAAGCGACCAGCTTTTTGAACTTAGGCAGGATCTTGTCGCCAGATTCCGCCTTTAGCTCGTTGGGGATCATGTGGCCCCTGGTACAGTTCCCTTTTCGTACATTCCGTCAGCGACGCCTTTTGAATCCAGCAGTACGTACTCTTGCACCACTTGCCATGCCTCGCCCTGCCTGCTGACGGCCGGTGCTTGCATCATCCATCGCCGTGGGATTTCCTTGCCATCCTTATCCTTTTCGCCCTTTGGGATAGGGATTCCGGCTGGCAGTTTATCTACAACCCGGCCTGCGGTATCCCAGATGTTAGGATTTACATTTTGCGTAAAGTAGGTGTGACGCAGGGTTAGCGTGACCTCTTTGTAGCGGGTAACTCCAAACATAGGATTAGGAACAGTATTGCCAGACCCTAGCCCTCCGCCCGATGTCGGGGTATAGGTGGGCGGCCACTTTGCATATCCGTCCGGGGTAAAGTATCCGCCAAAATCTACAGAAAGTTTATCGATGCGCGGATGTAGCTCAATCGGCTTAATCTCAAAGGAGCAGAACATTTCAAACGTGCCCTTAACGCCAGACTGTAGCCAAACAACTCCGCCAGCGTTACTTGTTGACCCCTCCGTCATGGCCTCGTAGGTGACGGACTGCTCGTAGGCGGCGTCGTTTATTCTGGTATAGCTAATGTTGGTAGCTTGATAGCCATCTACTTTTGGCGCTGTTTCAAGCTGTGCAAATTCGGTGACAAAATACTTTTTATTAATGGTGGTCTTGCCAGTAGCTTGAAAGCTGCCACCACCACCCAGCATCTCGATGCCAGTGTTTTTGACAGATCCGCCACCACCGCCACTTGAGCTGCTGCCCCTAGCCATTAGCTAAATACCCCAGCGTTCGCGATTAGTTTGTCTAATTTGTCTAGTACGCCTTGTAGGTTGGGTGGGTTTTCTAGTCTCACAGGTTGCGTGCGTTGTGCCTCCGTGCTGGATGGAATGTCACGTAGTTGTTGCTGCAACTCTGACGCAGACTGTAGCTTTCCAACAATAGATTCAGTTTGCGCCCTAGCGAGCTGCGCGGATTGATCGCCGAATCCCCTCTGGCTTAAAGCGTTTTGCTTGGCAGATTGTAATTCTAGCGCTTGTTGTTGCGCGGCAGTTACATCTTCAATCGTTCCAGACATGCGCGCCTTATCTGCCGCCTCTCTTGCCCTATCTTCCAGCAACCGCATCTCGGCTTCTGGGCCTGCTCTCCTTGCCTCTAATTCCTGAAGCGTAGGAATCAGCTCTGCCCGCTTTTGCAGTAAATCCCGCTTTTCTTTTTCAGCCTGTTTAAAGTCGGCTAAATCTTGTTTGCGCCTGTCCTCCTCGCTGTCTGCCAACATTTGATACGCCTTGTCGATTGCCGCAATTTCAGCATCGATTTGTTTTACTTTTTGCTTAACGAAATTCACATCTTCGCGATCTAGCTCTGCTTGATCTACGACAGATTTTTGTTGTCCTGCCCTTTGTGTTCTTTCTTTTTGAATTATCTCTTTAAGCTTTTTTTCCCTTTCAATAATTCTTTTTTCAACGGCGTCGTAGTCACCTGTAATTACATCCAAAAGGCTAGTAAATGGACTCTCTCTTAGATCTACGGCAAGATCGACAAATCCAGAAAAGATTTGCGAAATTGCAGTTGATGCAGTGTTTTGTAGTTGTCTTAACTTTACATTCATGGCGTCTAGGCTTGAGACGGTGGCATCAGACATAACCCCTGACGCTCCCCCCAGACTCCTGTATTCATCTGCAGTCATCCGTAGCAAAGGCAGAAATCTTTGATAATCCTTTGCTAGTAGTTCGTTCACGATCGTCAGCTCCTCTCCTGCCAGTGCGCCCGAACTAACCGCCTCACGCAGTCTGTCAAAAAGTTGCTCTGGGTTAAGGCTGACCAGCTCCTGTCCTTTAACATTTATTTTTGAAAACGCTTCGGTGAGTTTTGCATTTCCCCCTGCTGCCTCTTGTGCGGCTTTTCCAATTTTTCCTAGCTTGCTTCCGATCTCCTCAATTGAAAGATTTGCAGTCACGCCTACTGCGCCAAGGCGCTGGATGCTTTCAGCGCTTACGTTAAAAGCATCGGATACATCTTGCAGTTGCCCAGCTTTTGATAGGATCCCATCAATTCCGGCCACCAGCCCAGCCAATCCTCCACCGATTCCGACAAGTCCCAGCATTGACTTGCCAAAAGATGAGACGTCTTTTTCAAGGCCACGTAGGCCAGTCATGGCCGAGGCTTTGTTCAGCACCACATCGATCGCTAGTTTTGCCATGGTAGTTTTAGAATCCGACGGCTTTTAGATCAGCCTGGTAAGCGTAATCCAACGCCCGCCGCATCTTTTCTGCTTGTATGTCAATAGCCTGCTGGGCTTGTTGATCTGACAAACAATTACTAACCCAAGGCACATGATTGATCATATTAATTCTTCCGGTTATAAAGTTGTCTGCTTGATCGATGACCGTGCCGGCCGCTCGTTTGCCAGCGTGGCGTTTTACCCAAGCAGGCACGGCTTGCTGTTGAACGCCGGGCACGTTCGTTTCCATTCTGCCCTGTGTTCCTCCCAACTGCATAGCGCAGGCAGCCCAGCCACCTTTTGCTATACCAACCTTTTTCTGAACTTCTTTTACATAGGCTTTTAGCTTTGCCTTTTCTTCCGTGATCAACAGCGGCTCTTGTCTTTTCTCCATTCGCGGTCTTTTGGGAATTGGCTTGAGAGCTTGCTTATGAAAGTTCCCGCTCATGTTGCCGACTTGTGCTTGGATTAGTCCTGTGACGCGAAGGCGAATTAAAAGGTTTTTTGCTAGATCAAAGTCACCTTTCTTAATCATGGCATAAAAAGCACGACCAGCTCCGATAGCTTGCTTTTCAATTTGTTGATACACATCAGCGGGCGTGCGTATCACTTTTCTAATATCGCTTGCAACTGTGCCTTCGCCTTGTGACTTAGCACTTTCTTGCTGACCTCCGATCGCCTTGGATCCTCCAAATGGCTGCGTCTGAAAAGCTAGGTTAACAGCCATCAATCTTGCCTGTGCTCGCAATACTTGAGCTGGCGTCTTTGTTTTGTAAAAACGCAGCAAGGCTTGCTGAAGCTCGCGATCATCTACTGTGATTTTCTCAATCACTTTCCTGCCCTCCTGGCGCGGACGGCCTCGATCGCCAGCAACTCTCCCTCACTCAGTAAATCCACGTTGCTGCCGTTTTGCATAGCAAACGCTACGTGATACCAGTACGCCTGACCGATCGGCATGTTCCAGACCTTTGCCTCATCCCACCCGGTCGCCCCACACACGCCAGATACAATAGCCAGTGACCAAGGTAAGCCCGTGACCTCCCGGCCGGTGCCCCTCTTTTTCTCTGGCTGCCATAATTGTGGCAACGCATTAAAGTCATCCAGATAAGCGCGAAACTTGGCCGTCTCGATCAGGAACTCGCACCGCCAGCTCCTAATCCAATCCAGCCAAAGCCGGCGATCGGATAGATCTGGCAGAATAGGAAACGGCGTACGGCAAATGTTCACCGCTAGGCGGAGATCCCTGGCTGACGGAAACGTGCCTCCAATAAAGTAGGGCGATTGAGCGACCTCTAAATTAAACATGTGCCACAAGGAAAGCGGCAGGAGTGGCAAGCCTAGGACACGATGATCCTGACGATTTAAAAATGATTCGGCGAAGTGGCGATTCATCGCCGCCTTACCGATTACGATCCGAGCAAGCTGTTAGGATTGTAGACGCCAGTAACGCTAACCTTCACAACATCGCCTACGGTCTTGGTGTAAGACTCGCCCGTCTTGATGTAGCTGTTACCGCCAACAGTAAAGGTGGCAGGAACAGAAGCGCCAGAGCTGATGCCCTCGATCGACACGTTGTAGCGAGGGTTGTAGTAGGTAGTGACTGTGGGAGCGGTGTTTACCGTGCCGGGGTCAATGACGATCTCCGTCAGCTCACCCGTGATGCTCATAGAAATAAATTCCTCAACCCCTGTGATGCTTGCTACTCCTGTAAATCCTTTGTATGGCATATTGTTATTTCCTTAAGCAATCGTGCTGAACGTCACGGCGGTGTTGGTAAGTCTGGCAAAATCCGTATTGGATAAGCGCAACTCTTGGCGGAAAGCCGTAGGGCCAGACACGCCAGGATGTGCAAATGTATCGGGCAAAGTCTCTGTCACTGTCTCGATCCTTTTGTATTTCCTAAAGTGCTTTACCACGGTGCCGTCTGTTCCCGTGATGTAGACGTACTCGTCCGTGTTGCTGATGTTCTGGGAAATTCCAGCCGTCACTCCGTATGTCATCGCCATATTGTTTTTTTCCTACGTGTCAACTAGGCGTGACAAAGGCGGTGAATTTCACCGAATCCTCCATCACCTTGTCGTTGCTGCCTGTGCTTTCTTCGCCTAGGTATCCACCCATCAGAGTGGCGCCAGCTATAGTCGTCACGGCCGTCAGTTTTGTATTGAGCCAGTCGAAGTTTGTCCTGTGAGCTGTCACCGTGCTGGCCACTTCCAGCGGCGTCATAATTGAACAGGTGAAAGTAACCTTGCGGGTGGTGGCTAGAGATCCTTCCACAACTGGCACGCTGGACTCGGCGTGGACGATGCAGGCTGGGAGCTGTAGTTCCGCAATCCTGTGCCCTGCTTGAACGTATAGCCCAGCTGGCTTACTGGCTGTGGATAGGTAGGCGGCTAGGCCGTCCTCCGCTGCGAGTCTTAAACTCATCGCACGTCCTCTGGATCTGCCAGGATAAGAGTCGTGACGCCCTGGTCGGATTGCACGCCGGTAAGTCTTTTAGGCGATCCGCCCACCGTAACGATCGTCATTAGTGCGGGCAGGCTGACGGCGGCCGTCAGGCAAACGAACTCTGCATTTTGTGGATTTACAAATCCGCCCATGCCCAGCTCTGCGGTTTGTTCGCTGGGTGTGTAGACGCCACGGACGGCAAGGCCGGAGATAGTGGCAGTCGTCGGCATGGCCGCAATCATATCGGCCACCCCTGTGGTCATTATGGTTTGAATTTCGGTCACGTCGTTGGCCTTATGTCAAAACTTTCACCCAGCAGTTCTGCTGAAAATCAACAGAGTTAAACGCTTCGGCCACGGCTCGATCTACCCCTGGCCACCCGCACATGTAGTCGTGCCCGGCAATCACCCCGCCTTTTTTTATCTTGGGCAGCCAAGCAGCAATATCCGCTTTCACGTTCTCGTAGTCGTGTGCGGCATCGATAAAAACGGAATCAAGACACTGATCGTGGAAGAAGTTGGCGCCCTTGAGACTAGTCATACGTAGCGGCACGAGCTGGCGGGATACTGGCTTTACGCTTGCCAGAAACTCTTCGTATAGCGTGCCGTTCTTAATGCACTCCTCGCCCGCGTGCTCTTCGCTACCTAGCCAAGTGTCGACAGCGTAGATCTCGATCCTGGGCGATTTGTTCCAAGCCTCGACCAGCAGAAACGCGGTAGACTTCCCCTTCCAGCTTCCAACCTCCACGATCTTTCCATCCATCGGGCAATCTGCCACTAGGCGCCGGTAAAGATCTGGAAAGCTAAACCAATCTTCCCCGCCAATGTTTAGGTGCTGTAGTTTTTCCACTTTGTTTCCTTGGCCGTAGCCACGCGGGTGGCGTGTTGATGTTCTTTGTGAAATTCCGGCCCTGGACAAAACGTGCCACCCTCTGCCCCGATGTTTTGTATCCGGCTGACGTGCGGGAATAGTTCGCCCATTCCCGTCCGTTCACGCACCCGCTGAACTGATCCGTCCCAGAAATTACAATCCCAAGATGGAAAAAGATGTCTCTCAAATCGATCGCGCCAGGTTGCCCAGCCCCAAGGGGTGAACCAGTTTCTGAATCCACTGGCGTCGTTCTCTGCATCTCCGCCGTGTTGATTGTACCCAGATACCGTTAGCACTTTTGGGCCAGCGTTCTGCCCTGCCCACTCGAACCACCGCAAGCAGTCTGGGCTGGGAACGGTATCGTCCTCTAGGTGAATGTGGTAATCCGATTTTTTAAACCCGTACTTCATCGCGTACTGAATGGCATATCCGCAGCCCATGCGATGATCTGGAATGTGCACGCCGATGCCGTGCCCCTTGGCAATTTCGGAAAGCTCTGCCGTCTTGTCCGATGGATCCAGAATGGCGGTGATCTCGTACTCGCCCACTCCGTCACACCATGCCAACGCCTTTAATACTTTGGCAAAGTATGTGGGCCGATTGTAGCCCGATATGGTGAGCGTCTTATCCATTTGCCTTGAGCAAGGCGTAGGCCGCCAGATTGCCGCCAGTGCCTTTGTTGTTTTGTAAGGCGTCGGTGCCCAATCCTTCCGGCCTAATCTTTAGAGAGTTGCCACGGTTAAGTTCAGGCGTGTTGCAGACGAGCGTGGCTGTCCCGGCCTTCCGCAGCTCCGTGCTCATCATGTAATCGTCAGCAAGGAACTTGGCGCGAGCCACAGGACTCAGCCCGGCAAACTCACTGGCCGGAATGGCTGGCCACAGCTCGGCCTTCGGCATGTCCGAACGCCGACACATCACGCCGCCGAATCCTTCCAGAATCTCGGCGTGGCCGCCGTGATCCGGGGCGATGGCGTAGCCAGTGTTGCCCGTCATGAAAAATCCGCAGACGCCTAACGCCGTTTTGGGTCTGGTATCTAATTCTTCGGCGAGGGTCTGCAAAAGAAGTGGGCTGTAGAGGATGTCGTCATCCAGCCAGCAAATCTTGTCGTCGGGATCCCCGCCCACTTCCAGTGGGCCGATAAACTTGGTCGCCGGGCCGTAATCCTTTGTGCGGTGAATTTGCAATTTACCAGCATCAGCCAGCGCCTGTAGCTCTTTTGGAATATTCCCAAACCGTTCGCCTGTGCGTGCTAGTTTCTCAGGCACAGACAGAATGATCTGATCTGCCGGGCGTGATTGCGCTAGTAGGCTTTGGATCGTAGGCAAAATCTTACCGATGCGTGTGGGCGTAGTGGTTAGACCAACGATGACTGTCCCCGCTTGATCGACAGGATCTGGCAGGCGTGTGGCTCCGGCTGGCAGTGTGCCCTGTGCCAAAAGATCCATATCCCAGCGCAAGGCTGGGACGACCACATCTTTGCCGCACTTCACAAATAGCAAGATCCTGCCCAGGGTTTTGCTGATCGCGTCCTGAACGCTCGTGCAAATGTTTAAGCGTTTGCCAAACTTATCTTCGCCAGGGTTAGTGATGAATAGATGCTGTAAGCCAGCGGGCTGATCGGATGTGTCCATCATTAGTTTTGATGTTCGCACTGCGTCTGGCAGATCGCCTTGGTAGATGATGGTGATCTGCCCCCAGGCTGCGCGGAACGCTTCTTTAAGGCATCGATCTGCGTCGGCTGTTTGACCGACTACCCGGAGCGATTGTTCCAGCAAAAAGTTTGGCATGTGGCCGTACCACTTGGCATCTAAATTCCAGACGACTCCGGCCGGTGGCGTAAGCGTCATAATCATCTGAAGCAGTCGCACGGCTTCGTGATAGTTGCCGTCGTCCATGAGTTGCGTTGCGTAGTGCCCGTAAGCCTCGCGTCGCGTGGGCTGGATCATTACTGCCTCACCCAGATATTTCCTGCGTTTGGCTGGATCGGCACACATCACGCCAGCCATGCACAAAAGCTGGTACCGTTCTGTAATGCCTACGTCTGGATGCTCTAAGGCAAGGAGCACTGGGCCGATGGCAGTCTGGTAATCGTTCCGCAGAAACGACTCCATGCCGATGTAGTACCAGTTCATCCCGGCACCCTCTAAAACGCTGTTCAGGATTCGCTTGTTCCGATCGCTTGAGTTCTTTTTGCAGTTGTTGGGTGCGTGGACGATGACGAGGCCGTCGGCCAGTCCGACTTCCATGTTTGGAATTGGCTTTACCCGTTCGTGGATCGATCGCTCCCACACGGCCGGTAGGAACCCATCGGCCTGCCGGCGGAAGATCCTCTCTCTGCGGTTTTGCCGCATTCCACTATTTTGCACATCGTACCGGGTGACTAGGATGTCCCAGCCTTTATCTACCTTTTCCCGTTCCTCAATAACGTGCCGGTGGATCTTGGCTTGGTCGCCATCGAACAAGTCATCGCAATCTGCCCAGATGACGTACTTCCCTTTTGCCAGGTTAAACGCCTGATTCCTTGCAGCGGCAAAATTATCGATATGAGGCCAGTCCCTATGCTCTGGGCTGTTCTGGTATTCCCCCCAGACTAAAGCCTCGCCTGCGGCCTCCTGCGCGCAAATACGCACACTGTGCGCCTCATTTTTGCCTACTGCCGCCACGACGACGACCTCGTCCCATAGGCCACGGGCGGATTGAATAAGGCGTTTAAGAATGTCGCCCTCATTGGGGCCGACGATTAAAGCAAGAGACACTAGGGGGTTATTCATATTTTTTGAGTGGGAAAGCCCGGACGCACCCCCCGATGCGTCCGGGCAACCCGGATGATTCTGTAACTTACACGATCCGAACGAGCGAACCGGCCGATCCCTTTGCCGCTCCGTAGATGAGGCAATAGGTGCGCTGCACGCTGCCGGTCACGAGCGAGTAGCTCTCGCGAACCTGGAGCGACAGACCGCTCTTGGCTTCCGTCACGTTGGCAACGGTGCCGCTGAACTCAACATTAGGAATCTCGGGCAGACGAGCCGCCACGATGATCGCTTCCTGTTGGGCCATAAATCCTTTCGATACCGCAGAGGGCAAAGAAGGATAGTTGTAGATGCTGACGCCGTGAACTTCGCCGAGGCTGGCGCCGCCGACGAGGTCGGTGGAGCGCTGGCCGTTTGCCACAACCACGGAATCTTTAGAAAGATTGGCGTAGTTGGTAGGGCTGAGAACGGCAAACCGTCCACCCATAGGAGCCTTGGCGGTGTTGAGTTGAGCCGCGATGTCGACGATGGAACCAAAGGTCACTGCACCGGCCGCGATGGTGGCGGTCGTGGTGTAGTTGCTGTTGGTGACCAACGCGAGAACGGTATCAATCATGCTCTTTCCGAGAGCGTGGGCCGCTTGCGCTGCAAAGCGCTCGACCAAGTTAATCGAGGAGCTGGTGCGCTCGTCATCATTCAAAGCGTACGAGACGTGTTTGAAATTTGAGAGGGTTACCACAACATCCGTCTGGGATGCGTCGCCAGCCACGTATCCGGCCGTGCTGGAATAATCCGAGGCAGACTGAATCGAGACGGTGTGGGTTACGATCGCGTCACCCTTGCGGGCGGTAGCGTCCGAGAAATCGGAAACGCCGGAAGCGATCCATGAGTAGTTTTCAACCAGCAATTCGAGAGCACGTTGTGCTACGACTTTGCCGTTGCTCGTTGTTGCGAGGCTATTTGCCATAGTTCTATCCTTCTTTCTTAGTTATCGTGCGAGCTTGATTTGGTTGAAAATCTCCGCCGCACGACGGGGATCTTTTTCTGCGTTAAACTTCGCGAGAAGTTCATTACGAGAAAGGGGTTTGGATTCGCTGATCTCGACGGGCTGGGTGCCTTTGCTGGCTTCCAGCTCGACAGTGAGGCGAGCGAGCTTGGTTTCGAGAGCGACGATCTTGTCGTTAGATTCTAGATCAGCCTTGGCTTCAGGAGCGGCTTCGACTGCTGGAGCTTCTTCTGCCACGGGTGCTTCGGCTACTGCGGGCGCTTCTTCGACCACGGCTTCAAACTTGGCGGCAAATTTGCCGACGAGTTCGTCGATGCGGGCGGAGAGAGCGGCGATGGCCTGCTCGGCATTAAACGCCGGGGCCGCCGGTGCTTCGGGCGCGGCTTCGATTACCGGCGCTGATTCTTTTACGGTTGTGTCCATATTAAGCGATTTACGTGTGTCAACCCGTGCGGAATAAACGCCGGTCGGATTGGCCGCTGGAGTGGTTACAAGATCGACCGAGTAGAGCGTGCTAACGTCAGCCAGTTGGGTGCCGTCCTCTGCCATCCTAGGCACGCCACTAAAACTGATAGAGAATCCGATCTGCCCAGGCAGCGTGCCGATTAGTTCGCTGAAGTAGGCAAAGCCTTCATGGCTTTCAAATAAGGTGAGATCCGCACGGACACGGCCGCCGTCTAAGGTAAAGTTTTCTAGGTATCCGATGATGTTGGAAACACTAGAGCTGTGGTCAGAGAGTACCTTTACTTGGCCGAGATCGTTACCAGCTTGGACAACTTGTTCCAGAGTGTCTGCGTCGATGACCATCCCGTGACCCAAAGCAGGGCCAGCGGTGATGACGGAAATTCCCTTAAATAGTTTTTGAGCCATGCCCGCGCATGGCGTGTCAAATTACTCCTGCGGAGGAGGCGGAGTCAGGTGGGCGTTAATCTTTTCTAGTTCTGCTACGGCCTTTTTCAGTAGTGCCTCGGTACGTAGCGATGAGTTTGATATTTGAAAAACAAAGACCGGCAGCAAAAGAATTAAAATACCTAATACGATAGCTACAACTATCAGGCAAAGTGCGCTAAACATTCCAAAGCCTTCCATCCTATAAGCCTGCTCCTACCCAGCAGGCTTAATCAACTACTTTTTCTTTTTTGTTTTCGGCTTTGCCCCGATCCCGATCGCCTTAACCACCATGTTCATCTCTTTTGCGGTAAGGTTAAAATCTGGCTCGTCACGCATTGTGAAGGTTTCTGTGGATGGAACCGATGCCTGCACTGGCTCAATCGCTTCCGCAAGCTGGGGCTGAACGGTGGTATCCTCTGGCAACGGTGCGGCCGGTGGCGTAACTGCCACGGCTTCAGTCGGAGCAGCGGGTGCTCCCGTAATCTGCACGTCTGCCATAGTCAGCCCAGCTTCCTGTGCCTTTTGCTTAATGTAGACCTGTTCAGCAATCTTCTGATTTACAATTTCTTCCCACGCGGAGCCTCGCTCGGCACTTATGTCGGCGAGCGTTTTTATGCCCATCTTCAGGTCTTCTCGGTCAGCGGCTGAATCGCGCCCGCTGTCTATAGTAGTTCGAGCGGGGGTGTGATAGACCGCTTCCCACCACATCGTCATCCCCCTGGGCGGAGTCAGATCACCACGTTTGATTGCCTTGGCCAGTGCCCACTTGCGAACCCGTTTCAGCATCTGCTCGATTACCGCATCGGAAATCTCATCGAATCTGCGTTGAGCCTGGGCGAGCACGAACCGCTGGCTGGGGCCGGTCAGCTCATTAGGCGACCAGATGTATGCGTAGGGTACGCCAAGGCCAGAGGCCACTGCCCGAATGTACTGATCCATGTGCTGCTGTAGATTCTGGCTAGGCCGATCGTTTTTGATCTCTCGCAGTGTTTTACCCATCGGCACGTTGACCAACGCACCACCACCAAAAAGGTTATCGGTCGTTAGGTTTGTTGAATCAGTTTCTGTCGGGTTAAAGAATCCAGGGCCAGAGTTGGTCGTGGATTCGATTGCCATCCCAATTTGCCCTGCCCGCTTACAAGCGAGCATTTCGTAGTCTAGGATCTCGTCACGATCCAGTAGCAGATTGATGCACGATGCCAGCTTCGACAGTGACCGCACTTCGTCTGCCCTGTCGCGTTCTGCCAACAGAATTAGATCGGCGGCCTGTACTTCTGTGAATGTGTCGCCGTTTATGCCGGTGCGGATGTAGTAGCTCAAGGGCCGACCAAACTTGTTCATCCTCACGCCGTCGAAAATCTTGGCGTCGTCCTTCACGTAAGACGGAGTTTCGCAGCGGTGCCCTTCCACCATTTGCAGCATTGGCCAACCGTCGCCGTTATCGGTTAAAAGAATAAAGATCTCGTTATCGCGTAGCATCGTGCGGGTGGCCACTTGCTGCATCGCTTGGTAGGTAAGAATACCGCGAACGTCACAAGATCCCTCCCACATCGCCAGCCACTCCTCAGTCGCTTTGTTCCAGCCTTCGTCCTTTGTGCGTGCCTGGCATTTGATACCGGCGCCGATCGCGTTCCGCGTCATCGTATCGATCGCCCCGCGAACAATGGCCGAATTATAGCAAAGCCAACGGGAAAGAGCGGCGATCGATTGCCGGGATGCGGAGCTGACGTCCAGCTTTGTGTCGGCCAGTTGGGCGTCTACCCAGCGGCGTTTGCGTGGATCGTGCCGGGCGGCCTGTACCATGCGCGACCAGCTCGAAATCACTTTGCCGACAATGTCCATTTTAGTAGGTGGTTTCCTTAAACCGTGGGTAGGTGACGAGGCTCTGATCGCCTGTAAAGATTGCCGTCACTTCAGCGTCGTTCTTACCTTGGATTAAGCGCCATCCGTCCAGAGCTGCTTTTGCTACCTCAACGGGAGTGATCCCGGCGGTGACTTGGTAGCTGAAGGATTTACCGGCCACGCTTGCGTTAATCATTGTTCGGCCTCCGTTTTGAAAAACGGTTGCCTGCCCAGCGGCAATAGACTCCAAGGCCAGCAGCAACGCGGTTGCGTTTTTGCTGCTCTGAATCCAAAGGGAAAAAAGGAGAGCACGATCCACGACTCCGTTCCCATCGTGTCAATCATACCTTCGCCTCTTGTGCCATCGCTGCTTCCGCTTGAATCACCTTCCCCCACACTGCAAATCCAGCCAGGTAGGTTTCGCAATCGTATAAATGATCCTGCCTGCCCTTTACCCGAATCCACTCATAAACGTCTTTGCCAGTCTTGCGGTTAATGCGATGTGCCTTCCTATGGCTGGCCATGTGCTCGCGATATTCTGGGCTTACGTCATGAGCCACTTCCCACAGCGGCCCCTGCCCTCTCCGCAACCAAGCCAGCAAATCTTGGCAGGCCGGTGAGCTGAGAAGAAGCAGGCGACAGCCTGCGTCCGTTGGCTGATCCGAACTGTGCACCGACTTCATCCGGCCACCCTGCCCTTCAATGTAAAAGTATTGGCGTTCTTCACCTTTGATAGCCGTCCATCCGTAACGGGCGGCGATGCGGTAGGTGTCTTGGGTTTCGTATCCTGAGTCTATGCATGTATGAATGTTCTTCACGCCTAGCTCTGCCAGCGTGTGAGCCACGTCCTCGATCGTTCGCCGGCGGCCTTCTTCGATCAATCGGCTGGATCCGTCCCTGGCGAACGCACGCACCACGAACCAAAACTCGTCAATCTGCCTGTCGATTGCAGCCAGTTTAATGTGATCCGTTTCCCATTCCTGCTTTTTGGCAAAGGCTCCCGGCGGGATATTGTTTAGCTCGTTGTCGTCGAACTGATCTTCCCACGGCATCGCGCTCCACCCGTTCACCCATCCTTGCAAGCCGTGCAGATAATGCTTTTCAGTTAGAAACTTTTTGGCGCAATCCGCAAAGGTGATCGTGGGCGAGTACCAGCTCGGCAGGCGGAACGATCGACGGCCAACCTCCGAGCTTGCGTTTGCCGCCACCCACTTACCCTGCTCGATCGACTGGCGGCGATTGCGTTCACTCCACGGGGCATCGCACTTAGTGCAGTAGTAGGCGGCGGTTTCCGTCACCTTTCGCATATCCCATTTGCCATCTTCCGAGCGTGCCGTTTCATCCCATCGGATCTGCCCAAACTCCATCGCCTGAAACTCGCCGCAAGCATGGCAAGGGACGTGGAAAGTTTCCTGCGTACCAGCTTGATAATTGATCCAGATGTCGCCGGTGTTGAGCGTCGGGGTAGACGTCAGAACGTGCTTACGCTGTGGGAACGCCTTTGTCCGTTCTAGCGCTAGGGAGTAAGCGGCTGCATCCTTTTCGGATGGAGCTGCAAAAGAATCCAGCTCGTCCAGAACGGCGATGCAGATTGGGCGCGAGGAAAGATTGGCCGGACTGTTACTGCCAACCAGAGAAAGCGTCATCGTGGCGAACTGCATCTCTAGGATCTTTAGGTCGTCCAGATCCTGCGGGAATAATCGCTTTACCGGCTTGCACTTCTCAAAGATCGGAGTCAGTCGCGTCTCGCTGTACGACCTAGCCAGATCCGCGTTTGGCATAACCAGCAACGCGGGGGCGGGATCGTTCGCAATTCTGTAAGCCAGCCAGATGGCCAGCGTCAGCGTCTTGCCTGTTTGCGATCCCCAGCAAAGAGTGACGGTGTGAACGCCAGGATCCGCCAGTGCTTCCAGCACGCCCCGCACGTAAGGCGTCCACGTCGTGTTATATAAACCCGGCCGAGCGGTAAGCCTGCTATCCAGTTGGATATTTCGCTCCGCCCACTCAATCACCCCTGGCGGCTTTTCGTAGTGCCAGCGGATCCTTGCTCGTCGGCGTAGCTCCTCTTGAGCGTTCGTCACAGAGCTGCCTCTACCTGGCGCATGATCTGCCCGACTTCGTTCTCAACTTCTGCCTCCACTTCAACCGCTGGCCTGTTAGCACAGATCGGCGCCAACCGCTTTGCCATCCCTTTAAGTAGTGGCACAAGTGCGTTATCCCTTGCCGCCAGTACTCTGTCGGCTTCGTCCACCGGCACCATCGTGCCCTCTGCTTGGTCAATGTCTGGCCGGTCGCCCTTCATTCTACGTAATGCCTCGACAAGCTTTGTGTAGTTGCTGATCAGTTCAGAGCGGTCGGCCCTTGTGTCGTCCTTTGCTGATTCGCCTAGGCTCGCTGCCAGATCCTCAAGCCGCTGGATCTCCACGTCCAGCCCGCCACCCTTCGCCTTCACTAGTGGCTGGGCCTCCAGCTTCTTGCGTTGTAGGTAGACGGTGGCACGGGATTTACCCGTGGCCGCCATCGCCCTCTTAACATCGTGATTAACTGGCCTACCCATAAGACACAATTATTGTGGGGCCACACTCAAGGAATTTGCGAGAGTCGTTTCCAC